GTGTGGTAAAAAACGCCAAAGGCCCAGCAGAACGGGCAAGGGCATCCCTCAAAAATTGGAACTGTTAAGGACATATTATGGCAAACTCAATCGCAACTGGTGTCGCATATGCTGACCCAGAATTCGTTTCTTTGTCGGTTAGTGGCGAAAGCACTACTGGCCCCGCGGCAAGCATTACTTCGACCAGTGCAAATACCGGCAGCGTGGACGCCTCTGCTTTCGTTGCAACCGAAACGCTTTCTGCGGCTGGTGGCGTGGGCTTTTCAATTAAAGCCGTTGAAAACGTTAATGTAGTTGCTGGTGCTTACCTAACGGCTCTGTACGGCTATCTAGCGTTTGGCGCTTCTGGTCGTGTCACTGGCCTGGCATCAGGCACGGTTGGCGAGATTGTTATGTCTGCGGCTTGCACACAAGGCACCTACGCTGCGATGGAGTGTGAGATTGGAATGCCCAGCGGCGCTGTCACTGGCGGCAACACATCGTTTTTCTACCTGAGTTCATATGGTGCTGACAAGGCAACGTTTGACACCAGCGGGACGTTGTTTAACCTGGCTGGCGTAACCAAGGGTTCGGGTAAGCTGCTGGCTGACACGACTGCCGGTTCAACGGCTCGGCCTGTTCAGGTAATCAAAGTCATCACGCCCGACGGAACCCGTTATCTGCCGTTGTATTCCACTGTTGCAATTGCAGCGTAATGCTTGTCACTAAGGACGCCATCAACAGCCGGGTCGCAGAACTTGTTAAAAAAGAACAGGAACTGCGATCTGAGTTAAACGCTGTTATTGGAGCAATCCAAGACTGTGGATATTGGTTGGCACAATTAGACAAAGCAGATTGATGGTTGCAAAATCATGGCTGACAATCCGTTAAGCACGTTTTTGCCAGACAGAGCAGCAACAGGCTTTTTCCCGCAAATGAAACCCAGGCGCAGGTTTCAAGACCGGGAGGGGTCTGCCAATGTGCCGCTAGATGTAATGCGAGGACGCCTAGCAGGGATGCTGGGCACCCCAACGGATCTGGCTAACATTTTCCGATCTCCAATGCCAACGGAAATGTTTGGCGAAACCAATTACGAGCCAGCGCAGCAATTGCCCTACGGCTCGGAGTATTTCCTGAAGAATCTGCCACTAGCCCCAACGTCAAGAGTGGGTGAAGTTGCTGGGCAAGCAGGATCATTTGTACCGCTAAACCCAATGCCAGCAGCAAGAGCAGCAGCGGCTGGTGTCAAGGCACTAGGCCCGACAGCCGGGCGCATGGCAGAAGGTTACTTGCAACGCCAAGGGTTGATGCCTGGAATTTTGCCTGAATCTGGTCGTAGCGGTTTTGGAACTTTTGATCTGAGATATGATCCTCGAGTAAATGAGCAGGCTAGGATGCAAGCCATGACTCGAGATGTTCAATTGAATCCTGGTGCAGCAAATGCGCCAACAGTTTCGTTAGCGGACTTTGAAGGCAGGCCATTTATTACAAGCATGGCTGATCGCACGGCAGCTGGTGGTAAATTGGTTGGGGTTGACGATGTACAGTTCAACAGGCCAGTAGAGTTGCTTGGTGGACAGGACTATATGTTTAACAATCCTGGACAGGTTTGGGCATCTGGTAAACAACCGGCAAAAGCGTTGATGAAATACGCTGATGAAATCAAGAATGCAACAGGCCAAAATCCTTTGTATTTGCCATACCGTATGGCTCCTACTGGTGGTGATTTTGCCCAAATGACAGGCGAAACCATGTTGGCTTATGCTGATAGCGCTATGGGTAAGATGCAGAAAAAGAAATTAGACAAGTCGATAAAACAATACATCCCTGATTGGGTTGGTGTGTCTAATCCTGCAAGTGTTGATCAGTTTAGAAAAATGCCAGATCAAACTCGCAAAGCCATCAAAGATATGATGGACAAGAAATTTCGTGATGAAGGTGGGTTGAACATTGGAGGCGCAAGGTTGGCGATATCAGACCCAGCGCAGTTAGAAGCCCGTCAGGGTGGCATTATGAATGTTGGTGAGATATATGCCGGGAAGCCAATCATCACAGAATCTGGCCATCCTGCTTACCCAAGTGGCATACCAGGCCAAGGCATCGGCACTGTAAGTAAAGACACTAGCATATTTGAAATGCTGCCTGAATATGTCAAAGCACGAAACATTGCTGACCCAAGGATGCCTAGTGACGCCGATATGAGATCAATCTCTATGAAGCCTTACGCTGGCGTGATCACCGACAAAATGCTTAGACAGCTTGGCTACTAAACAAGAATGCAGGTTTGAAATTGTTTGCCAACTTTGCCCCAAATCGGTCAAGCAGAAATGCTTTAACGGACTCTTGCGTAACAGATTCAACGCCAGTGACAACGCACCGCATCTCATGCAAAATAAGCGCTTCAAGCATCTTGGTTGGAATTTTTACGTCTGTGTTGACGATTGGCGATAGTGTCATTTCCACATTGTATAGTTTAGCCAGCTAAACGTCAACAACAATCAAACAGCAACAAGTAAAATCACATTTCCCCTATATAAAATGGTAGAGCATGAAGTAACCCCTGAAATGCAACGCCTGGTTGAGAACACCAGCGGGTTAGGCTTGCCACATGAGCAGATAGCAATACTGGTGGGGATAGACGATAAGACGCTTCGCAAGCACTACCGCATTGAGCTAGACCTGGGCAAGGCAAAAGCCAATGGCCACATTGCCAGAACGCTGTACGACAAGGCAACAGGCGGCGACACCACCGCACTGATCTGGTGGACAAAGACCCAGCTGCGATGGGCCGAGACTGTCAAGCAAGAGATCACGGGCAAAGACGGTGAAGCGCTTCAAGGCATTCAGGTCACATTCGTAAAGCCGAATGACTGAGGTCAAAGCAGAGTTTCCTTTAAAGCTGCAAAGCCTTTTCCAGCGCAGCAGATACAAGGTTTGCTACGGCGGCAGGGGTGGTGCTAAGTCATGGGGCATTGCTCGAGCATTGCTGATCAAAGGGGCCAAGGCACCAATCCGCATACTGTGTGCCCGTGAGTACCAAACCAGCATCAAAGACAGCGTACACAAGCTCCTGTGCGACCAGATTGAGGCATTGAACCTGCACAGCTTCTACGAAATCACGCAGGCAAACATCAGAGGATCTAACGGCACTGAGTTCGCCTTTGCTGGTTTAAAGAACAACATCAGCAACATAAAAAGTTTTGAAGGCGTGGATATTTGCTGGGTAGAGGAAGCCCAGACCGTAAGCCGCCTATCGTGGAACGTGCTGATACCAACCATCCGCAAAGAGGCCAGCGAGATATGGGTCAGCTTCAACCCTGAGTTGGAGACAGACGAGACTTACAAGCGCTTTGTGCTGCTGCCACCTGATGATTGCATCCAGATCAAGGTTAACTGGTCGGACAACCCTTGGTTCCCTGAGACACTGCGCTTGGAGAAAGATGCGCTCAAAGGCAGGGACGAAGAAGCCTACAACCAAGTGTGGGAAGGACTGTGCCGCCAGACAGTAGACGGTGCCATATTTGCTAAGGAAATGCAGCAGGCCGAGCTTGATGGTCGCATCTGCCGGGTTCCGTTTGACGCTACAAAGCCCGTACACGCTGTGTTTGACTTGGGTTGGTCTGATAGCACCGCTATCTGGTTCTTGCAATTTGTAGGCATGGAGACTAGGCTGATTCGGTACATAGAGGACAGCCAGAAGACCATCAGCTACTACCTGGCCACAATGCAGACCTATGGCTACCACTACGACAAGGTATGGCTACCACACGATGCCGAGAACAAGACACTGGCCGCAGCAGGACGCAGCATTGACGATATTGTTAGGGCAGCAGGGTACAAGACTGAGATATTGCCTCGAGTGCCTGTGGTGGACAGCATCAACGCAGCCAGGACGATATTCCCTAACTGCTACTTTGACCGGGAACACGCTGCTGATGGCCTGGCCTGTTTGCGGCACTACCGCTACGAGGTAGACCCTGATACTGGGCAGTTCAGCCGTAACCCGTTGCACGACCAGTACAGCCACGGCGCTGATGCGTTTAGATATATAGGGCTTATGATTCGGCAACCGCATAAACGCAAACCAAAAGCCATTGCCGAAACAGCAGGCAGCTGGATGAATTGAGGACAGACCATGAATGACCCGCGCATTGACGATGCCATCAAGTTTTGGCAACTGGTGAACGACAGCGACAGCACCAACCGCAGCGAAGCATTGCAAGACATACGGTTTGCCGCAGGTGATCAATGGCCGGTGGAGATCCAAAACAGCAGGAATCTTGAAGCGAGGCCGTGCCTGACTATCAACAAAATTGATGCTTATGTGCGCCAAGTGACCAACCAGCAGCGCCAGCAACGACCGCGCATCAAGGTGCATCCAGTAAACAACCTGGCAGACTACAAGATTGCCCAGGTGCTAGAAGGCATTACCCGTCACATTGAGGTAAACAGCAACGCCGACACCGCATATGACACGGCTTTTGATTACGCTGTTCGCATGGGCTGGGGCTACTGGCGCATCAATACCAAGTACGTCAGCGAGGATTCGTTTGACCAAGAGATTTACATTGATGCCATTGACAACCCGTTTACCGTCTACTTTGACCCAAACAGCGTAAGACCGGACGGTTCAGATGCCGAACGCTGCTTAGTCACCACGCTGTTAAGCAAGACCATTTTTAAGGAGATGTACCCAGACGCCGATGACGGGGCTAACTTCACGCACCGCAGCACTGGTGACAACTCTGCTAGTTGGGTGACTAAAGAAGACATTCGGATTGCTGAATACTTCTACGTTACCCGCGAAAAGGCCAAGCTGTACCTGTTGAGTGATGGCAGCAGCGGCTTTGCGGACAGCGACAGATTCCTCGACCGAGTGGCCGCGGCTGGTCTGACGGTAATTGATACCCGCGAGAGTTTTCGCAGGGCAGTCAAGTGGTGCAAGATGACCGCACTCGAGATACTTGAGGAAAAGACTTGGGACGGTAAGTACATCCCGATCGTTCCGGTGTATGGTGCCCAAGTCATTGTGGATGACAAGCGCAAGAAGTATGGCCTAGTGCGGTTTGCCAAAGATCCACAGCAGATGTACAACTTCTGGCGTACCAGCATGACCGAGAGCATTGCTCTGGCACCAAAGGCTAAGTGGCTACTTGCTGAAGGCCAGGACGAAGGCCATGAAAACGAATGGGCGCTGGCAAACATCAAGAGCAGCCCTGTGCTGCGCTACAAGCAGAAGGACATAGAAGGCCAGCCAGCACCTGTGCCAGTGCGCCTACAGCCTGAATCACCGCCTGCTGGAATCATGGATGCTGCCAACGCGATAAACACTGACTTGCAGATGGTGCTGGGCATCCTAGACCCTAATCAACTGCCGAGCGGCAACATCAGCGGCAAAGCGCTTCAGGGCCAGCAGAGCCAAACGGATCTAAGCAACTTCCATTTTTACGACAACTTGACCCGCAGCATCAAGCATACGGGCAAGATCCTGCTGGATTTGATTCCCAAGATTTACGATACCCAGCGCGTGATGCGAATTATCGGCAGCGATGGCCAGCCAGACATGACAACCATCAACGAGCAAACCGCGGTGGGCAAAGTGCTGAACGATGTGACGGTGGGCGAATACGATGTGGTGATGGACACAGGCCCAGGCTTCCAGAGCAAACGCCAACAGGCGGTAGAGGCCATGATGCCCCTGCTTACCGGCAACAAGGAACTGTTTGACCTGGCTGGGGATCTGGTGTTCCGTAACATGGACTTTCCCGGTGCTGACGTTATTGCTGACCGCCTGGCCGCGAGAAACCCAATGGCGCAGATTGACGAGAAGTCAGACATACCGCCCCAGGTGCAGATGCAGATGGCCCAGCAACAGAAACAGATTGAGCAGATGCAGCAACAGTTGCAAGCAGCGCAGTTGGAAATCAACAACCGTATGCAAGTGGCACAGCTCAAAGACGAAGGCGAAACCAAGCGTAAGCTGATGGACGTTACGGCACGGGCGCACAACACCGAAACAATCGCAGAATCTCGAGTTAACAATGAGAATATGCGTAGGGTTACCACTCAAAACCGGACAGAAATTGAAGCACTGGTGAAGATTCTGCTTGCTCGGATGCCGCCAGATCAGCTAATGATGGAAATTGACAAGATGAACCAAGAGCAAGCCGCATACGCTCAATTTAGTATCCAAGACATCAGCGAAGGAGCAAACCCGCTGATCCAACCTATGCAGTAGTTGCATAACCTTTTGTTTTTGGGTAATAATGCCCCAACCCGACCCGTGGGTTCTTACGGGGCAAATCCTTGGAGTAATCCATGTCTGAAGTGGTAGTGAGTGAAACGCAGAAAAGACTAGAAGCCAGTACGGTGACTAGCGAAAATTTAGCTGAATACCAAGCTGAAAAACTAGGTTTAGCTGACAAAACGCCACGCGAGGCTATTGAAACAATAGAGCCGCTGGATGATGACAGTCAGAGTGAGCCTGCCAGTGACGAGCAGCAAACAACAGAGGAAAAAAGACGACCTAAGATTGAGCGACGGTTTGAAAAGGTAACCAAAGACCGCGACGATGCAAAGCAAGAAGCAATGCGGGAGCGCGAAGCTAGGGTAAGCCTGGAGCAGCGGCTAGCGGACATGGAACGAAAACAAGCGCCGAAAGGCGATGCCGAACCAGATCCAAGCCAGTTCACCGATATGTTTGAATATGCGAAAGCATTGACAGACTTTAAGGTTGACCAGCGAATGGGGGAAGAAAGACAAAAGGCAGTACAGGCCAAGGTTCAAGCCGAGAAAGAACAGGTGTTAAACACTTGGGTGGAACGGGTTAACCAGGCCAAAGCAGCGATGCCAGATTTTGAGCGAGTGGTAAAAAGCGCAGACATGACGGTAGTCAATGAAGTGCGAGATGCCATATTCGAGTCAGATGTCGGGCCGCAGTTGTTGTACCACCTTGCTGATAACCCTGAGTTCGTTGAAAAGCTGCAAGGTATGACGCCATCAGCACAGTTGCGACAGATTGGGAAGTTAGAGGCTATGTTTGAGAAACAAGACTCAAAGCCTGTTGTGCAGAGAAGTAAGGCAAGCGCACCGATTAATCCTATTCGGTCAGCGGCTA